TTTTTTATTCTTCTTATTTTGCTCTTCATAATAGTCGTTCATCTTTTGGAAAGTGAACTTCCGTAACCAAATAGGCATGCTATAGACTGTATCATAGTCATAACCACCATTACCATGAAATACTATCTCATGAATTTGTGTGAATAGATTTACTCTATAAGTTGGCGTCAGGCCAAAGAAATGATATCCCTATCGGGATGGTCACCCCCTCCTTAGGGCCGTTCTCTGGATAGAATCTCATATCTACATCAGGAGACAGCTCTTGTATATGTTTTCTAAACGCTCTTGAATCTCGCGCTAAGAAACGATTATCCACATATTCTCTTACTGTCTTTCTATCACTATCACCATTAATGGCAATAATCATATATTTAAGTCTTGTAGAGAGTTCTGCTGAAGAATCCTTGTTAATCTTCTTTAATCCAGTAACTTCTGCTTGTACCTGCTGTTCGTCACCATGAGTCATTAGTTTGAATTCTAATTCATCACCTGTCGCAGGTAGAACAAATTTAAAAGAGTTTTCATTGTCTTTAACTAGTGCATCGTTAAAGTCCTTATTTTCTAAGAGAGATAGATCGATCGTATGCTTCTCTCCTCCATACTCAAACTCATAGTCTTTACCGTATCCAAGGACACGTGCTGCTACAAGTAAAGCATTCTTATCACCAACTAATAGGTCACTATACTTAATGTCCTTGTCAACAATCAATGCTTGTAATAGTTTGTCAATAACTACACCTTTCTCGATATAGTTTTGATTCGTAAGAATGTCCTCTTCTTTTGCAGTCATATACTTCATCTCTACCTTTCCGGATGATAGAGGTGAACCTTTATGATACAAAATGCCTTTTGAAGGAAGATCTACAATCTCACTAGGGAATTTGTTTTTTGATTTTTCCATAAATTTTATTAATTAAAACTAGTTTAATAATAAATATACGAAGAATAAATTTTATAAACAACAAAAGCCCCAAAAAAGGGGCCTTTATTTTTATATATGTGTATTTTACTAGATCTTAATAATTTAATACACAGTAGTCCATTGCTACCGAGATAGTAAGCTCTGCTACATCAGAGGAAGACCAGTCGAAAGATCCTTGTGCCATATTTACTATGAACGCTCCTTTGATTATCCATTCACTTACGATATCACCTACAGGTCCAAGCAAGTTAAGAGTTAAGTCTTTTTTGTAAAAGTCTGAGTATCCTGCTCTACCTGTTACTGATTCGTAAGATAGACGTGCCCATTCCATTACTGCTTGAGCTCCTGATGGAGTAATTGGGTCATATAGAGTCATGTCCATATTCTCCCAGTTACGCTTTCCGCGAACTTTTCTGTATGAATTGATGTGATCTAGTTTTACTTCTTCATCTGTGAAAGAAGGTGCTGTTACGTTTTTGATCATAAAGCTTGGAATAGAATCTACATACATGATGAATCTGTTCTGTACTTTAGGCTCAAAAGCTCTAAACATTATTTCGTTGGGATCTAGTACTGCCATTTTATGTTTTGTTTATTATAAATATTCGACTTTTAAATTTCTTAATCAAATGTTGCTCCTGTTGGTAAAATTGTAAAGTCTAATACTACAAACTCTACTGTTTTAGCTGGTTGGATCATTACCTGACCGATTAATTGATTTCTATCAATTGTATCTGGTGTATTGTTTGACTCATCCATTATCACTTTGTAAGCATATAGTCCTTGTCTCTGTACTACTGATTCCAAGAATGGATTAACAGTTGATAAGAATCTGTTACGAGTAGCTGTAGTATTTTGTTCGAATACTAAAGTCTTCGCTGTATCTCCTAAGAATTTCTTCAAGTCGATTAACAATCTTCTTACGTTAACTCTATCAAGAGCTGATTTCTTTTTCTGTAATGTCTTTTGTCCGAATACTGATATTCCACTTCCTGGGAATGTAGCAATTGGGTTTACATTAGCACTGTATAAAGAATCTCTTTGAGTTCTAGTTAATTTTCTTTCTGCCTGAATAACGTTACCGATACCACCTCTAGTTAAACCTGCTGGTGCGAACCATGGTGCTGCAGCTCCGTCTGTGAATGCATATACGCCTGGAATAACAACTGATGCTGGAATCCATACTGTTCTACCTGAACTTGATACTGTTTGTAACCAAGGCCAGTAAGTAGCAGCGTAAGAACTGTTTAAAGTGTCCGCTGTACCTGTCACATTAGAGACTGTAGACTCATAAGGTCTAAGATCTACTACTGCGATATTATCACCTCTAGTTTCTGATAGAGAGATAATTGCATCTAAAGCTGTTTTATGAGCTCCGATACTATATAATAATCCAGGTGCTGAAATAATGTTAAATACATATTCGTCCTGATTACCTAATATTGAGATTGCATCGTCATAGTCAGTTGCTAATAATCCTTGAGTTGTTTCTGCAATTTCTTCAAAGTAAGAATTTCCTCCAGTAACATTCGCTCCTGTACCTCCGTAGAATCCACCTTCACCAGCTACTGGTAAAGATTGGTTGAAAGAAGCTCCATTACCATCTAATCCTACTGTTACTCCGTCATTACCTAAGTAATTTAACGTCTGTCTGTTTACTGCAGATACTCTTACATAGTTAGAACGATTTACGTACTCACCTGTCGTTTTAACGTAGATAGAACCATCTGAATCAACTGTTTTTCCTTTAGACTGATTACCAATTACTGTTTCAATGTAATTTTCATCATTAGGATCTAAAGATAAATCGTTGAATGATTCTAAAATAATTTTATTTTTTGTGCTATCGTCACCTCTTCTAAGCTGTAAAGTAAATGTTCCTTTGTTAGCATTTACGTTTGTGATTGCCCATCTAATATTATCGTCAGATCCAGATACTAATGAACCGTCGCTGTTAAGCGTGCCTGCATCAGCTGAACCTGTTGTATTGTTAAAGATTGCTCCCTTACCGAGAGTTTCTAATTCGAATGGTGCTGCACCGCCGTCTACTGCTGAAATTGCTGAGTTAGAAGCTGGATCGAAATTACCACTAGTTACTCTGGTAACCAACATTGAATTCCCTCCTTGATTGAAATAAGACTTTACAGCAATCGAAGTTAAGTATTCTTGTTTAGTTGATCCAGAAGTAAAAGCGACACCAAATCTATTTTGGTATTCACCGTATGAAGTAACTAATGTTGGAACTTCAACTGGTCCTTTTACGGTAGGTCCGATAATAGCTGCTCCTGCTTCAAGTGGTAGGGGTGCCAAGAAAGAATTATCATTTTCTCTTGCTAATACACCTGGGGAGATTAATGTTTCTGCCATGTTATAGTTAATTAAGTTGTTTGAGTACTATTATAAATATCGTATTAATATCGAAACCGTAAGTTAAAAGTAAC